AAAGAAAAAAATTAGAAAAATAAAAATTAGGAGGTTTTTCAAATGGGTAAAGAACTTTATACATGGGAACAAGTAAGAGCTTATGGAGAAATTGCATTACATAATTTAACAAAATCAGCAAATGAAATAAATATGAGAAATTTTAAAAAGTGCATAGATCCACTACAAACTTTATATGCAAAAGATGGAGTGGAGGGAATGGCAGAATATTTAATGAATAAATATGAAAAATAAATAATAAAGAAAGATGTTAGTTTTTTACTAGCATCTTTTTTGAAAGGAAAAGTTATGGAGGAAATTAATCAATTAGAATACAAACTAAAGAAAAGCAAAGAAAATTTACAAGCAGATATTGCAAATAGAAGAATTGATAAAATTGATAATATTAGTATAGATTCTAATACTTCATTAGAATCGAGAATACTTAATTTCTTTCAAAAGATTAAAAATCCTTATGCAATTAGAGTTGGAAATATAGTAGTGGAAATGGAGTTTTCAGATAATTCTAATATATCTCCAATGGAGTGTATAGACGCTACTTTAATAAATGAATACAAAATGAGAGAAATGTCAAATGTGTAAATTTTAGAATTGAGGAATTTTAGTAAAATAGGATAAAATCAAAGGTTATGCTACTATTTGGGTGTAGGAGGTTTTAGAAAATGAAAAGAGGTAGAAAAAGTAAATATGATATTGAAATAAATAAATCAAAAGTTTGGAATGTTGCTGTATATATTAGATTATCAGTTCAAGATGGAGATAAAGCAGAAAGTAATAGTGTTATCAATCAGAAAGAACTTTTAAATATGTATTTGGAACAAAATAAAGAACTTAATGTTAAAGAATATTATATTGATGACGGATTTTCTGGAACAACTTTTGATAGACCTGCTTTCAAGAAAATGATGAAAGATATAGAAAAAGAAATAGTAAATACAGTTATAGTAAAAGATTTATCTCGTTTTGGAAGAAACTATATTGAAGTTGGAAATAAGATAAATTCATTTATGAAAGATAATATAAGATTTATATCTGTTTGTGAAAAGATAGATAGTTATAAAGATAAAAAGTCAGTAGATGATATTATTTTTCCTTTAAAAAATATAATGAATGAAATGTATTGCAAAGATGTATCAGATAAATTGATAAAGACATTTGAGGTTATGAAAAAAGAGGGGAAATATATAGGAGGAATACCACCTTTTGGCTATATAAGAGATGAAAATAATAAACACAAACTAATAGTAGATGAGGCTTCAGCAAGTGTTGTAAGAAGAATATTTGATTTATGCGAATCTGGAATTGGTAATGTGTTAATTACTAAAGAATTAAATGAAAAAAATGTATTAACACCAAGCGAATATAACTGTAAGATTTTAAAAATCACATCATCAAGTAGTAAAGTTGCAAAACAATGGACAGCAAGTATTGTCGGAAAGATATTAGATAATAGAGTTTATTGTGGGGATTTAGTTCAAAACAAGACAAGAGGAATTAGTTATAAAGTACATAAGAGATTAAAAAACGATGAAGAAGATTACATTATAATTGAAAATGCACATGAACCAATTATAGAAAAAGAAAGATTTTTTAATATACAAAAAATAAGAAAAGATAGAAAGTTTAATTGGAACAGAAGAATAGAAAATATTTCTATATTTGACGGAATTGTATTTTGCAGTAATTGTAATAAGCCATTAGTAGCAACTATAAAAGAAAAAAGTATGATAAATAATACTGAAATTGATAAATATGTATTGGAATGTAAAGAATGCAATAATCAAAATGATAAACCTTATGTAATAGATGTGGACAAGTTAAAAATATGTATTTTTAGAAGTATTAAATATCATATAGATTTACTAAATGGATTTGAAAATGCAAGATTATCTGTTAAAGAAAATAAAGAATATGCAGACAAAATAAAAGAGAATGTTGAGAATTTAAAAAATAAATTAGAAAGACTTGATAAAGAAAGAACAAAATATTTCACAAAATATAGAGATATGGAAATTGACGAGCAAGAATATATTGCTTTTATCAGAGAGAATGTTAAAGAGGAAGAAAATATAAAGGAACAAATTAAAAAAGAAAAAGCAAAGTTAATGGAGGCAAGATTAAGTTATAAGAATGTTGCTGAAAATAACTGGGTAGATACTTTAATGAAATATAAAAATCAAAGGAAGATTACAAAAGAAATGTTAAATGACTTAATAGAAAAAATTTATATCAATAATGATGGTAGAAAAATTAAATTAGTATTTAAGTATGAAGACGCTTTTAAATTAGCAATGGATTATTTGAAAATTGTAAAGGAAGGGGGAAATACTAATGCCTAGACAAAGTAAATATAATAAAGAAGAAAAAGATAATGTGAAAAGTTATCAATATAAAGCAGCAATATATATAAGATTATCAGTAGAAGATGGAGATAAAGAAGAAAGTAATAGTATAACAAATCAAAGAATGTTATTAAATCAATTTTTAAAAGATAATTCAGATATTGAAGTATATGATTATTATACAGATGATGGATTTTCTGGAACTACTTTTAATAGACCAGGATTTGAAAAATTGTTAGAAGACTTATATGAAAAGAAATTTAATACTGTTATTGTAAAAGATTTATCAAGATTAGGAAGAAACTACATTGAAGTTGGAAATTATATTGAAAAAGTATTTCCTTTATATAATATAAGATTTATTGCAGTTAATGACCAAATAGATAGCATAAAAAATCCTGAATCAGTTAATAGCATAATTGTACCTTTTAAAAATTTAATAAATGACGAATACTGTCGAGATATATCAAATAAAATAAAGGCAGTATTAAATGTAAAAATGAAAAAAGGGGAATATGTTGGAGCTTATGCACCTTATGGATATATCAAAGATCCAGATGATGTACATCATTTAATTATTGATGAAGATGCAGCAAAAGTCGTTAGAATGATATATGAACTTACTTTAAATGGATATGGAAGAACAGCAATAGCAAAAAAATTAAATGAATTAGGAATATTAAATCCAACAGGACATAGAGCAATAGATTTAAAAATGAAAACACCATTTAAGAATAATACCGATAAAGTTACATATTCTTGGTGTTCAACAACAATTAGAGATATTTTACGAAATCAAATGTATTGTGGAGATTTAGTTCAAAACAAAGGAAAACTAATTAGTTATAAAATACATAAAAGAGTATTAGTACCACAAGAAGAATGGATTATTGTAAAAGATACACATGATGCAATTATAGATAGAGATACATTTAATAAGGTACAAAAAGCAATACTAAACAGAGATACAAGAATGAATACAGATGGAAAAATATCCATATTTGCAGGACATATTAAATGTGGAGATTGCCAAAGGGCAATGAGTAAAAAGATACCAGGAAAATATAAAGGACAACCTAGAAATTATTATCATTATATGTGTTCTGCATATATGAGGTCTGGTGGAGAAATTTGTACAAAGCATAGTATAAAAAATGATGAATTAGAAAAAGCAGTTTTAGAAAGCGTAAAAGTTCAAATTGGACTTATAATAGATATGAAAAGAATAAAAGGACAAATAGATAGTAAAACATTTAATGATAATCGTAGAAGTTATTTGCTAGAAAATATCAATAAATGTGAAGAAACATTGAATATTAAAAGAAAGTTAAGAAAAGAGGCTTACGAGGATTGGAAATTAGGCATTATTACAGAAAAGGAATATAATGACTACACCCAAGAATACGGAAGGCAAATAAGGGAAAATGAAGCATATATTGAAGAAAACTATAAAGAATTACAGAATTTAGACAAAATGAGTACCTCTGGAGAATGGATTGAATATTTTGAAAAATATCAGAATGTAAATTCATTATCAAGAGAACTTATAGATGGACTAATAGATGATATATATGTTTATGAAGATAAGAAAATTAAAGTTAAGTTTAAATATGAAGATGAATACAATTATTTAATTCAATATATAAAAAGAAGAAAGGGAGATATACTTTAAAGAGAATTTATCTCTCTTTTTTCTGTAATTTTATAGAAAAAAATTAAATTTTATGATATAATTTGAAAAGTTTTAAGGAGGTTATATATTATAACCGCAAAAACTTAAAAAACTTATGTATGAACACTTACATAAGATTATGAAAAATACGAAAAACAAGAAAAAATGGCGAATAAAAGCCTCAAAACCCTTGATATTATAACTGTTTTAATGAAGAACGACAGGGTACGCGAATTTAAATGGTTAGATACGAGGAGTTGAGAATACGAATCTGCCAAGGCGAAAGAAATGAGAAAAGAATTAAAAGTTAAAGGAATACAAGCAACAGATGATTATTTGAGAGGTATCTTATATAAAAAGTAAGGAGAATTATAAAAGATACATAGAATGCAAATGAAAAATAAAAGATGTATTTTTAATACATCTTTTATTTTAATTTGCAAGAGTAGGAGCTATTTCATATTTTATGTTAAAAATATGAAAATCGTCTAAATTATTGTCATGTAAACATGCAAGATACATATCTAATTCATCTAATGAATTACAAGCAGATATAATAGCTGGATGCAAATTATAATTTGGAAGTAATTCCAATCCAAGTTTTATTCCAGAGATTTTTGAATGTTTTTCTTTTTTAGTAACTAAGTTATATGCTTCTTTAAATCTTGCAATAGAAGTAAATTTGTAATATTTTATGGGTATTGTGTATAACTTATCAATAACATCTTGTATTGATGAATATTTTTTCTTATTATTTTTTAAAATTTCAACTACTTTCTTAATACTATATGGCAAAACCACTTTTTTCTGCGTATCAGAAACAATTAAAGTATTCTCTAAGAACATATCATCAATTTCATCAGCAGTTACAATAGATTCATCATATTTTAATGCCTTTTTATTTTTTTGGAGTTCTACTGCATATTTAGAAAAATCAACCTTAGAAATATAATGAATAAATTTTTGAATTGATTTAGTGTTACCATAAACCATGTTCATTTTTTTATTAAATTTGAATCAAAGAGATGTTATTGCAGTTAGAAAGACTGTTAGTGGTTTAATTAAAATAATCTATCCAAATGGAGAATATTCTAAAGAAGATCTTGAAGAAGTATTAAAATATGCATTAATAGGTAGAAGAAGAGTTAAAGAGCAACTTAAAAAGATAGGTGGAATGGAATTTTATGATGTTCATTTTTCATACATAGATAATGACACTATGGAAGAAAAATATGTTTCTGTTCCAGAAATTGGTGGTGGAAAATTAATACCTGAAGGAATGTTAAAACCTGGACAATCTTATTTTGTTGGATTAGGCGAAACTGGAAGAATTGGAACTTATAAAATTGAGGTTGAAGTTATAAATGGTCACGGAAAAGTTAATATAACAGGACTTGGAAATAATAGACAAGCTAAAGAAGAAATAACAACTGCAACGAACTATTTTAAAGCAAATAAAAAGGGTGTTAATGATAGTTTTGATATTGATAGCAAAGATTATATGATTCATATTCAAGATTTACAGGGAGTAGGTAGTCCTCAAAATATTGCATTAGCAACATTTGTAACTTTATGGAGTGCCTGCTTAAAGAAATCAATTCAAATGAGTATGGTAATTTTAGGAGATATGACAATAGGTGGCACTATTTCAAAAATAGATGATTTGGCAGATAATTTACAAGTTTGTTTAGACTCTGGTGCTAAAAAAATTATTCTACCAATGGCTTCTGCTGGAGATATTTCATCAGTACCAAGTGAGCTATTTTCAAAATTTAATATTACTTTTTATAATGATCCAATAGATTCAGTTTATAAGGCATCAGGCGTAGAGTAATTAAAAATTTGACATTTTGACATTTAAGCATAATAAATTTGGTATAAAAATTTAGGTGGAGGTGTTTAATATGTTAGCAGTATTTATTATTATACTTTCAGTAGTTGTTCTTACAATAATTATTGCAATTATAAGTAATAAAAATAGAGAATCAGGAAAGCATTTTGCTAATAGTAAAGAAAATAAAAATGATTCTAAAAATAAGAAAAGAGAATATGATTCAGCTAATACTCTAAATAATGAAACTGCAATAAAATCTAACTCTGATAATGTTAATTCATCTCATGATGAAGATGAATTAAAAGAAAAGAAGTTAAGAGAACAATTGGGATTATTCGACAAGAGTATTTATGATAATTTATTTACACCAAATGTCATAGAGAGGGGAGAAGAGTATTTTAGTGATGGTAAGATATCAAACTTCTCCAAAAGCACCAATAAATACACTTGTAAGGTAAATGGAACAAATCAATATGATGTTCAAATAACTTTTAATGATGAAAATCCAGATATAATTGAAGAAGCATCATGTAATTGTACATATTTTACTAGACAGCATAAATATTGTAAGCATATTTATGCTTTACTTTACAAGGTAAAATGTAGTCAAAATAAAGAAATTCTTGATAAAAAGTTTGCAAAAATTGCTTCGGAAACAGCTGATATGATAACTAAAGCAGCAAAAGATGTTAATAAAAACATTGATAATTATAATAGAGATGTTGTTGAGCAATTTGTAAAATATACTAAAAATATACATGAACAACTAGAATACTGGACTTATCATTATCTTAATGTAAAAACAGAACATGGCAGATTAAATGCATTGCTATGCTTAATAAAATATACTAGTGGTGCAGATTCAAGAATAGATGATTTAATGAATAAAATGAAAGATACATCTTATGCAGATGATGATTATTATGAAGATATTGATGATGACTTTGATGACGACGATTTCGATGATGATAATGAAGAGGAAGATTCAAAAACTAAATTATTAAATGAACTTGCTATTTATCAAATGTCTAACAATCTTTTTAATAATAAAAGCCATAAAAAAGAGAATTTTAGCGATTATTCTGAACAGGATTTAGCAGATTCTGGTCTAGAAGAATGGCAGAAAGATGAAGTTAGAAAAGGCAATTGGGAGCCTTGGAGCTTTGACGAAAACAATGAATTTGAAGATGACGACTATTATTCAGATAGTGGTGAAGACGACGATTAAATATTATTTCTATTATTAATATCATCAACTTTAAATCTTGGATCTTTCAAGCATCTATTTATAGACCTTAACATATATTTGGGAGAGAGACCATCATAAACATTAAGCTTATTTAAGCCAAAAATCGAGGTAAGTGATTCTTCAGGAGACAATTCTATTATCTCATTCTTGCAATCACGTACACTCGATTTTATTGTTTCTGGGTTAATATTTATAATAGAGCCAGTAAGCTCGTAAATGTCATTCATTTTACCTAAAGGGTTATTAAGATAGTAGTCAACTTTTATTGCCACTTTCGTTTCAACCCATCTATCAAAATAACTATGAACTTGGAGAGTTTTTAATAAACTTTCCATTTTTTCATTTGGAAAGTCAGGATAGTTAGAGACTAATTTTTCATCAAATCCTTTTATAAAGATTT